AGTCGTATTATTACCGGCCGTTTGCGTTGTAGCCGTTGGATTCCCAGTTAGACTTGGGCTAGCTAATGGCGCGTAAGTACTTGCTATGCTTGAGGTAGTTGAATAGGCACTTAGATCACTCTCTAAAGTATTCTTACTTGCCGGGGCAGTAATGAAAACGTCTTTAGAACCAGACCCAAAGTTTACGGCATTGTTGGAGTTTGAACTTTCGTAAACTGTCGTTCTGGTTAATGTCGATGACCCGGACACCCATGTGCCTAACCCAGTTTCCCATTCACCCCCAGAGTCTGTAATTGCATAATGGGTAGTATCCCCATTGGAAAGAACATTCCCAAAAGTCTGGAACCCAGTTGAGGTTCCGGACATAACCATGTTTGTTGTGCCAGTACTGGTACTGGTCTGTTTTACACGATCCTTTATAACAAACGCCAAGGCATTCTCCTAATCAGGTGAGCGTTACTGTGAACTGACTTTGGGCTATCTGGAGGATATCTGAACTCTGAATATCTTTACTATTTGAAAGGTTATTGTAACATATGAGGTTACCCCCAGAGGATGCATCGAACACCGCTGCACTGGCTACAGTACCCCACGCTCCAGTAGCGGTGGGAAAGGTTATGACCGCGTTATTGCTAGCTACATTACCAGACACAGTAAATGTAACTTGTTTTCTCGTATAACCATTACCGGATAATTCTGTGCCGGCGGATGAATCAGTTGGCGCGTTTCCTGTCAGAAACAAACCAATATACCATGTAGTTGGCCTGGTGGCTGAACTTGTAGTCAGTAGCCAGGTCAAAACCCTATTTTCAAAGGTATCGCTTAAACTATCGCTCATCTAATAACTCCTTATCCTCAATTTTAGATTTGATGCTGAATATCTTGTATTGTCCGACTCCCCCATAATGCCATTCAGTGCATTTTGGTAAGTCGTACCCCAAACCGCCATTCGGTCATCATTTTGTAGGTATGGGGCTGCTTGAAGTAATGACCCAAAAAGGTAAACATCTGGACTCATAGTCAGTAGCCAATTTGTTTCGTTTGAACTACTTAATGCCTGGATCTTTGCGTAATAAAGAATTTCTCCGGTATATCCGCTGCTATCTGGGCTAGGCCATACCTCAATAAGATTAGACACATGAGAGAAATATTCCGGCTTGCCCTGGGCGTTTGAATTCCCATTTCTTAGCTTTGCTATTTCTTCCGGTGACGTCTGTTTAAGCAAAGTACTCTTATCGTCATTCAAGTGGAAACGTACTGTTTGGAGCCAGTCTGAAGGTGTCGCACTATATTGAGTATCGATTGAGGCCGTTGCTTTCTCTTGCTGCTTATAGTGCCTTAATTCCCTATTTAATTGGCTTTCTGCTAAAGTGATGAAATCTGGTATAACATTCGTTAAATCACTACGATTCAGCCAATCAGCAATGCTAGCTTTTAAATTGGTAAATGTATCTAACGCCATATATTACAATCCGCCTTTCACTAGCAATTTTTTGTAATCCGGGTCTTTTAATTTCTTTTTGGCATAGGCCATGAATTCAGCCGTACCCATTGCGGCACCGCATTCCTTTTGCCATTGCTGACAAATAACTAATGGGATTTCGCCAACATAACGCCAACGATAATCTCCAGAGTGATTAGGGAGAACTGAACTTAATTCATGGTTACGTTTTAGAATAGGCTCAACATCTTGTGAGGTATTAATCCAAACATCTCCATTTTCTTTATTTGTTACAAGCTTAGTCTTCACTTTCCCACGCCTCATTAATTCCTGGAGTAGACTTATCGTCTGCCATTAGCCGGCCGGATGAATCTCTGGCTCTCTTTTTTTTCTTTTCTATTGTCGCGCCTACTTCACCCCAACCATTCTCAACAATAACGTCAGCCTCTTGTTGCGTAACAATTATTGTTTCACCCATCATTGATGGACGGCCGTTGTAAAACGGCCGCCTATCTGTGGTGATTTTCACCTCAACTGTCATTATGACAAGTCAGCTATGATGCCATTGGCCTCTGACATAACGTATAAGCCAAATTCCACGCTCATTAGCTTTCTTTCAGAGTGACCGGTTCTAGCCAAATCACGCTGCTTTAATGTTTGTAGATAACCAATTGTTACATACTCTGGATCTACAACATAAATTTCACGCGTTCTAATGTGTCTAGAGGGTACAATAGAAAGGTCACCAAAGTCGGACGCATAGACTGACATGCCTTGCTGAATTACACCTTGATCCGCATCTTTATAAAGAGAGGCTGATCCGGCAAAAGCAGATATGTCTTGCTTGTGATTAGAGCCACAGATAACTGTAGTAGGCTCTGCACCGGCATTCCAACAACTTGCGATCACGTTCTTAAACAAGGTTTCTCCGGCTGCTGCGCCAGATGTTGCAGAGAAATCTCTTAGATTTCCAGTGCTACTGTCAGTCGCTACTGCATTTGGATAACCATGAGTACTTGAACTCAATGTTGGGTTCGCACCGCCAGTTCCACGGCTAGTGTTATCTCGCATCCAACTAGGATAACCGGGAGTCACACGTGCGGCGGATGCACTACCTACATTTGTAGCTTTTGACGCGCATAAACTCGTTTCCATGTCGCGCTTTAAGCTTTTTGTGTGTAGTACGATTTGCTCTGCAATAGATTCAGCTTTTCCGGCACCCATCACATTGTTGGAACTATCGGAAACTTCCACTACCTTGTCCGCAATTTCAGTCGTTGACTGAATACGCAATGGTAGTAAGGCAGCATCATTACCTGGTGCGGCCTCTCCTTCAACTACTTGGTTATTCGATACCGCAGTAGCTAAAGCAATTTCTGGTGTCTCCCAGAGGGTATTGGTTACTGTTCTAGTTTTCGCCATATTCATAAGCGGAAACTGCATGGGTGAAATCATGTTAAGGACGTCTTGTAAGTCCTCCTTGATGGTCGATGAGGCTACAGTTTGTAGCGTATTTGAATTAACTGCCATTTATTCTAACTCCTTGTTTTATCAGCCTTTTGACTGGGATGCAGCTATTAAATAGGAAACGGCATCTTGCTTGTTTCCTGTCTTTTTAAAATTATCGAATGCATCTCTTGAGACACGCTGAGAGCCAGTAACAGTTGTCGGTTTACTTCCACTTTTGACCATTGGTCTAGCAGTCGAAACCTTTTGTTCTGCAACGCCTTTTTTACTTTGCAGTTGCTGCCATTTGGCTGCATCGTGCAAAACTAATATTGCTCTATGATCCATAATACTTCCGACCTCATTTGACGTAAATCCATACTTCTTGCCGGCGGTTACAAGGCCTTCCCTGGCCGTTTTTGCAGTCTCTTCTTTTGCAAAAATCGGTAAAGCTGCTTGCAACTTATTAGCTTGCTCACTTAAATAATATTCTTGAGCCTTTTGTTGCTGCGCTTGTTTCTCCTGGTTAAGTTTTTCTTGCTCCGACATTAACCTAGTTCTTTTCTCCAGAGCCTCATCATATTTGGCTCTTTTGATCTGGTATCCGATAGGATCTGTCTCAAGTTCTGAAATATCTGGTTTCTCAATATCGACATTACTAAACTGCGCGGAATATTCTTTTAACTTAGTATCAAGTTCAGATCTTTGCTTTTGAACTTGCTGATAAGCATCTTCCGCTTGCTTTCTTAGTGTCGCAGTCTCTTGCATACGTTTATTCAAGTAGCCTTGCCCAGATGCCGATTGTTGGAGTTGAGAGAGTGTCCACTGTTGAACCTCACCATCTACTTTTACATCGTATAATGGTTCAGTTTCAGATTCTTGTGGCTCTTCAATCTCAATAGGCGTCTGATCTTCTGTACTATCAACATTGGTATCATCTCCGGTTCCAATGTCTTCTACCGGTTCATCAATAGCCGGTTCTTCTACTACGGCTGCTTGATTAGTTTCGTCTTCATTAACTAATATAGACTTAGCTAAATCTTGTGCTTGTGAAGGATTTGTCTCGTTCAAGGTGCATTCCTTTTCTTGGTTTCGGTTTTACGCTCATTTATTACCTGGTCTGAAATTACAGATACCAGTTCATATTCAAGCGCGGATAAAGCCAAAATGAGCGAATGTGCCTCTTCTCTGGTTTTCGTATCATTCTGACTACTACTCAAAAATCTTTCGACTTGAGCATTCTTTACGGCCTCTATGGCATTCCTAAAGGCCGGGTGATTTATTAACTCTTCTGCTTGATCACTTTTTAATTTTAAATTTTCTATCATTGAACGGCTCCGCCTGGCTGCCTTATCCCGGCTTGCATTTCTTTAATCTTAGCCTGGTCAAGTGCTATGCCATGTTTGCTCAATAATTCGGCAGCTTTGATAACCAATTCTTGATCCATTTCGTCACGTTTCAGATCATCGTCCATTGCATGTTTTTGCATGTCCGCTTTTAATTTTGCCATATCACTTTGCACCTTGGCTTGAGCCTTCATTTGTTCGCCTTGAACCATAGCGGTGCCAGGATCTATTGGCTTTGGTTGGTTCGCAGCGGCTTGCTGCGCCATTTGCATCATCTGAGCCTCAATTTGAGGCGTCATAGGCATGAAATAGCGTTCACTATTATGGATCCCTACGGCTCCAAGCATGTCCGCTAATGTGTTCCTTATCTGGCTCAAGGTCGTAATGCCATTGGTGGCACCATAAGTTTGATAAATCGTTTGCTGAATCTGTAATACTTGCTGCAAGGCCATAGCTTTTTCTTCTGCTTTCGCCGTGCCTAGACCTACACTTGTAACAAGGTCATAATCTATATTCCAAACACGCGGATCTATGGGTACATACATATTATTCAAACGTATCATTTCCGCCTTGTCAGCATGTTGTACTGTCAGA